GATCCATGGGAGTGCTTTTTCAGCGATTTCCTGCGCCCCGGTCACAAGGGTCGCTTTGAAATTCCCCCAAGCACCTTCCAAGGTTTTGGTGGATGTAGCGGCCTCAATGGCCACGTCCTCCATACCGAGGTCGAGGATTGCTTGGTTGAATTCCTCGGCAGTGATCTCACCTTTCTCCATGGCTTCCCGGAAGTTACCGGTGTAGGCGCCATTCTTTTTCATGGCTTCCTGCAATTTACCGGATGCGCCGGGAATTGCGTCGGAAAGTTGGTTCCAGTTCTCGGTGGTGAGTTTTCCGGCGCCCGCGGTCTGCGTCATGACGAGGCCGACCGTTTTGAATGTTTGCGCGTTTCCGCCCGCGACGGCGTTCAGGTTACCGGCGGCTTCGGCGAGCTTATCGTAGCCTTTGACGCCGTTGGATGCGAGCTGCGCGGTGATTGATTGAATATCGTCGAGCTCGTAAATTGTGCGGTCTGCGTAGGAGCGTGTGCTTTTTGTGAGCGCGTTGATTTCGTCTGCACTTTTACCGGCGAATGCGAGCGTTTGTTTGAATTTGATTGTGGCGTCGGCCGCGTTGAATGCTTCTTTTGCGACGCCGCCGAACGCGACTGCAATGCCGCCGATTGCGAGTCCTCCGAGTGCGGCGCCGGCGACTTTTGCTACCGATTTGAATGCACCACCCAGACCGGATGTGATCTTTCTTTCGGCCGGCCCGGTGTCGACGTTACCGATTTCGCTATTGATGCTTCGGGCGAGGCCTCGCACGGACGGGGTGATCTGAATCCATGCGGTCCCGAGATCATATCCGGCCATTGATACCTCTCCGAAATCATGTGTAGCGAAAATGGTTCACGCCAATCAAACCGTTTTTCGTGTTTGTCTTGGCGTGAACCATTTTACACTATCTTATAGAAACGCGGTTCAGCTACCGTATCTGGCGAGCCATTTCTCACCCTTGGCCTTCTGTGCTTTAGCGTGCTTGCTTGACACTCTGGGGTTACCGGTTTCCCGGTATCCTTCGGCCGGAGGTTTCGGCACTTCAGGCCATTTATCTTTCTTGACCCCATTGACGGCGAGTAGCGTGGTCTGAATATTGTGTGCTGACATTATTGTGGCAGCTACTTCATCGGACCAGTACCTGTCTCCGCCTCGCGCCCTATCGAATGTTGACCCTGGCGGGAGACCGCCGATGAGTGCCATTACCCGCCTGGGTGTTATTCTGCCTCGATATAGATCGAGAAGATCTGTGTTGTAGTATCGTTGCAGGTCGGCTTCTATCTCCCACCCATACTCACGGAGTAGTGGTGGGAGAATCGTCAGTTTCCCGCGCCCACCTCGGACACGATTGACTGCATGAAATCGGTCACCGAATCGATCGGGACGCGGCCGTTCTCGTCCTCCAGAGCAGAGTAGACCTCATCCTTGTGATCGCCCACGATAAGACGGAAAAGCGGGAACGGATTACCGGCATCGAGGGCCTCGAATGCGCGGAAGTCCTCCAGAGCCTCCGGAGGAATATCGAACTCGATTCCCTCGTAGTCCACGTGAATCGGGTCGCGCGTGGCTTCCGCCTTGGCGAGCCTGTCAGACGGAACTTTAGCGCCGGCCGACTTTGCCTTGCTCTTCGTATCCTTGTCAGACATAATGGGTTGTCCTCAACATTGTTTTATAAAATGATGGGTTGTGTCTGCTATTGGATCTTCCCCGCTATTCCGCGACAACCCATCCGAAACACGAAATAGCGGGGAAGAATTAATGTCAGGCCGGGAAGAGCGCCTTGTGGTCGGAGTAGATAATGTAGTCGCCCAGCACGGAGAGGTTGTACTCGTAGCCGGTGATCTCAGCCTGCTGGAAAGTGATCTCGCCACGCTCACCAAGCTCCAGACGCGGGAAAACGATACGAATCTGCGCACCCACGCCAGACACATCGAAAAAGTCGGCGACACCGCAGAGAAGCTTGACCTTACGGGAAGACTTCGCGGTGATCTTCACGCCCTTGGTGGCGCCACCGTCCTCAATCTTCTCACTGGTGGCGTCAAGATACCATGAGAGCGGGGCGAGCTTGGTCTCCAGAAGAGTGGCACTGAAAGTGGTCTCCGAGGAGTCGAGGAATGTCTTGACGACGCCGTGACCCTGATGGCCCTTGATCTTGGTGACAGAGTCGTCAGACGTGAGTTTAAACCCATCCTCGCTAATCCACCCAACGTTGGTGAGACCGGTCACGCCAGAGAGGTCCTGAGTGAGCGACGTAATCTTATTGCCGAAATCGACCTCATAGTCGCCCAGCCAGAGCGCGTCATTGTCGGACGAGAAAATGAGTGCATTGTCAGCGTTAACAGCCATTATATTGTTTCACCTATGTGCTGTGATTGTTAATGTTGCAGTCGCCCTCGCCTGAGACGTGTCCGGATCGGGCATTTCTATCGGATAGGATGATTGTACCATCACTATACCATCCTGATAGTTGGGCATTGTGTGTGCCACATTTACGGCCTCGCACGCGATTTTCATCGCCTCACCCGACGACTGCGCATAAGCATCAATCGTCTCCAGTGCGGTACAGAGCGCCTTCTGCGTGACTCCAGTACCACCTGTTGAGAGGACTCGAATAAACACAGAAGGGCGATCGGGGGATTCGGGGCGACGGGCCACAATCGGCACACTCATGTGCGTGGACAGGAAGTCCATGAGCCGTTTCTTTATGTCCGGCACCGTGGGGGCGCGATCATATGTTGGGCTCATTTCCTACCTCTGCCCATTGTGAGGCCGATCGCACGCTCCAGTGTGTGCTCTCTCATCTGTCTGCGCATTGCGGCAATGGTGCGTGCTCTGACGTATCCGCGGGTTCGATTTCCGTGCGTCGTTTCGCCCTCGAACCCCTGCCCGGCAGCGTTGGCTACGCGCCCTGTCTCTAATGCTACGGTCCGGGCTACGTCGGGGCCGCGCAGAAGATCGGCTACACCGTCCCTGTTGAGCTGGAATTTTACTTTCGGCATTATTCGCTCACCTTGTCTTCGTTGGCGCGAATTTGCACAACCATTCCCTTGGGGTAGGGTGAAGGGCGGCCTTCGACACGGTATTCTATGCCGTCTACAATAAGATGATCTTCAGCTGTCACATCTACCGTAGTATTCCGCCAATAAAGGGCGGCGGGCACGGTGACTGGCATTGCGCCAGCACTGATCGGCTCAGTGGACGTAGCCGGCGCAAACACCGCGGGCGGTAGGGCAACATTTTCCCACTGGCCGGGTACAGGGTTGCCGTACTGGTCTTTTGATGCGGGGCCTCGCCTACGCCGTGTGACAGGCACATACCCTGAAAGCATTATGGCTCCTGCCCGCTGATCGCGTTAATGTCGTCGATTAGCTGATCGGTGGCAGACCGCACATCATAATCCTGCAGGAGGTCTACCTCGAACGCGCCGCCCGAGCCTCCAAGGGCGTCTTTTTCCTCGCGTTTCAGATAGAGGCCGCCTTCAGGATTCTGATATGTGAATTGGTCGCTGAACGGGCCTGTTGTGTGTGATTCTGATGCGATAATCCCGTGCGGCTCGGAGTAGATTCCGCCACCGCTGTCTGTGACGCCGCCGATAGCATCTCCGCCTTGCATTGCGCGGCGCACCACGGCGCACGCTACACGTTTTCGTGTGCGAGGGGTGGCGGACTCCCACCGGGGGCATTTCGACACGATGAGGTCGGTTGCGTCAGCGAGGAGTACGTCGGCGCGAATACGCTCATTGTCCGACAGTGCCCGCCACCGCGCCTCCAAGTCCTCGACCGTGGCGAACGGGATAATGTCGTCCGGTATCACTTGGCGGTCTTTCTGGGGCGGCCTCGTCCCCGACGAGGAGCAGGTGCCGGCGGGGCAGTGTGAGAGGAGGAAGAGGAGGAGGCATGCTCGTCTGCCCCGCCGGCGTCATCATTCTCAGGGTCGATTTCGGTATACTCGTCTCCGAGCATCACATTGTGGTCGTCTGCGAGATGGACCACAATGTCGTGGTCTCGGTGCTTGTAGTGTCGCATTTCCGGAATCGCCTCTAAGAAAAATTTTGTTTGGATGGGTTGTGTTCTCTTTTACGGCGATTTTATCAGGCGCCAACCTTGGTCTTAATCGTCGCGAACTTGTCCGGGAAAACGTACCAGGCGTACAGAATCTCGAGACGAAGAGCAATCTGGTTCCGCCGCTTCAGGTCGCCCTGGCCGTCCGGGTCGCCGAAACGGATGATCTCAAGCGGCAGGGACCGCTGAATTCCCCACCGAATGCCGTCGACGAAATCACCGACAATGCCCTCAACATTGGTGGCGGTGGTCGCCTCAGGCTTGCCGGCAACCGTGTTTCCAGCGGCAGCAGGAAGCCCCATGAAATTATCAATGTCGACGCCGAGGCCGATCTGCGGGTAACGCGGCGTACCCGAAGGCGACCCGTCAGCATTCTTGGTCTGGAGGCTACCGAGCGCCCAAACCGCGGACGGGGCAAGGGCGAGACCAGTCGGCGTGATCGGCTTGGCATTGTCGTTAATGAGCAGACCGGCGGCCTGACGGATCGCCTGGTCCATTTCCGTAGTGCCGACCTCGACACTCTTGGTGGTGGAGGTCAGGTAGTTGGTCCACGCGTCGATAACAGAACCGGTCAGCGGGTTAACCCTGTGGTAAAGGCCGAGGTCGAGGGCGCGGGAAAGCGCCTCACTGCCCTTCTGCGCAAGCTGATTGAGGACGTCCAGCTGATAGTCCTCATCGGCCCACTGGACCTCCTCGTTGAAACGCATAGTGACCTGGGCCTTGTGCGGCTTAGCGGTCACATAGCCGAATTCACCGTAGGTGGGCGACTTCTCGGCGCCCTCGTCGACGAACTCAGCGCGGGGGAAATTATCGAAAGTGATAATGTCCACGTCGCCGAAAGTCATGGGGATTCCGCCGTTGAGCTTGGCGACGGTGGAGAGGGTCTGGGTGCGAGTAATGATCCCGTCGGCGATCTGCCGAGGCATGAGGACCTTTGCCTTGCCTGAATCAAACACGGCCATTATGGTTGTTTCCGTTTCTTTCTAGTGTTTTACTTTTTAGAATTGCGGTGGGCGTTTAGTCACCGGCGAAAACGTTCCGAGCGAACTCTGCAAGATTGCCACCGTCATTGTCGGGCGTGGTCCCGGCCTGAGGTACCACGGGGGCGACGGACGGCTTAGCGTCGTGCAGCGCCTTGGCGATTGCGGCGGCATGCGCGTTGATTTCATCCTCGGTTGTTCCTCGGATCAAATCGGCGCTAATGCCATGCTCTGCAGCCGCATTGGCGGACCATTCGCGGACTTTAGCGGCGGTTTCGAAGTCTGCCACCTTGGCTTTTAGGGCTTCGATTGTGGCGTCTTTGTCGCCGATTGCCTTGGCGAGCTCGTCTCGTTCGTTGGCGGCGCGCCGATTTTCTTTGGCGCGATTCTCCCACTTCCGAGATTCGCTCTTCCAGTCGATTTCAGGCTTACTAGAGGCGTTGTCCCCGTTCGTGGGGGCGTTGTCGCTGTTAGTGGCGCTGTTAGTGGCGCTGTTGTCGGCTGGAGTGTCGCTTGCAGCGTTGTCGCTCATTGGGCGTTTCCCTGTATTTTGACCGTGCGGTTATTGTGATGTTTCAGGCAACTATTTTTAGGCTTTGCAGCCGTCTTTGTAGCCCTTTGTTTATGCATTGTAGCACAATCATTCAACTGGCCTGGTGCGCCATTCTGCAAGCTCCTCTTGATGCGTGTCTATCCACGATGAGACGAGCTCGCGGTGGCGTTTGCGACCTTTGTCAGTTTTGTGCCGGGCCGCGAGCGCGTATGCTTTCGTAGGGACTTCACGTGAGGTCGGGTCCCATGCGGGGACTGCGACACATTTGCAATTGTCGTGCGCCCCGAATGATGCGGTCCCCTGGCTGCGGTAGTAGCATTCGTTCATTGTGAGCATGACGCAGAAATTGCAGGCTTGTGGGTTGCGTGTTCGTCTTTCCCAGCCCATTGCTTCTGGGTCAGCCCATGTCATGTCTGCGATTTGCGCTCTGGCGCCGTCGCTGACGTATCGGATGAGCGCCCCGGTCAAATACGATAGGGCGATATCCGGGTTTCCCGCATACAGTGCGCCTGCACTGAATCTAACACTGTCGTCTATTTCACCCTGTGGGGTGAGCGACGTTTGCACCGTGGGGGCGTCGCCTGGAATATCCTGATCTAGGCGCATGTCGCGGTACCATTCGTCGGCGATTGCGGCGGCCGCGCTACCGTATTGGTCTACGAGGGCGGGCATGATTTCGAGTAGAAGGTCGCGGGCTTGCTCGGGGCGTTGTTTGGCGGCGTGTGACCAGAGTGTGTGTAAGTCGTTTTGGGCGAGTGTGGTGAGGGAGTCTATTGCCTGCCCGTATGATGCGATTTCTGCGGTTGATAGCATGATGATTATTAGTTTATTGGTGTTTTGGTGCCGCCGGGCAGTTTAATGTTGCGCTTAACCCTGTTCCTTGTATTGACCGGGTTATTGGCGTTCAGGTTGCTGCCGCCATTGTTACCGCCTACACCGCTGGTGGTGTTATCGGCGTCACCATTCTCGTCACTGTTGTTCGCGTCACCGTTTTCAGTATTCTCGTCATTCTCGTCCACAACGTTCCCGTTATTCGTGGCAGCGAGAGCACGATCCAACAATGACACCGCATTCTTCTTACGAATCTCAGCGTTAATGTCGGCGAGATCATCCTCGGTGAGACCGGCCCGACGCATAAGAGTCTGAGACTCCTGCAACGACGGGAACGCGGACACCATTTTGACCGCGAAGTCAGCAGCAGACGACGGCGAGGAATAGCGGGCAGGAGTCCACTTCACCGAAGTCTTCCACGACTCCTGCGGCGGTTCGTCAAGTTTGTCCCTGACCATAATAATGTTCTGCAGCGTGCGCCGCAGCGGTGCGGTGAAGATTCGCCACTGGTATTCGGCTTCGTCCGCGAGCGCCGCCTCAGCCGCCTGCATCGCCTCAGCCGAGGCGGGGTTCTCAGCGAATACTCCAATAGCGGACTGAGGAAGGTTTGTGGCTGCACACAAATTCTGCGCCAGCTGACGGTACATTTCCAAGTGTGGGCTCATGGTCATTTGTGAGAATTGCCCAACACTGGGAATGTCGCCGTTCTCGTTTGGCTCGAGCACTTGGACGCGGGCCATGATTGCGGACCATCTGTCTTGGCCGGCGAAATCTGCTCTTTCCGCGCCGAGCACGTAGCGCTGCGGGGAGGAGAAGAATTCTGCGGATGTTTCTGCGCGGACCATTGTCCTCACCGCCGCGTCCGTGAGATAGCGCACTTCACGGGTGATTCGCGAATGCCCCAACGGCCGGTTCAGCTGCGGGTCGTAGCAGAGTGCCTCAACGAAAATGCGGTTGGGCGTGTCTCCGAGTTTTTCGGCCTTCCAGCCACCGCCGTTCTCTTTGGCGTCAATCCGCCAAATGGCGGTGGGGGTGTGCATGATAGCGCCGGCCGGCTGCCCGTATTTGTCGGTCTGATCGATCGTGAGGGCAGCTTCGATTATGCGGCGCCTAGTGTCCCATAGTGCGGCGGACCATTCTGCGTCGCGGGCCTGCACGACGACGGGCGGCTCGCCGATGGTCTCGTCCCCCTGGGTCACTGTGAGTAGCGAGAAAGAGTGCTTGTATGCTGAAGTGATCGCCTGGGCGAGATCAAGATCATAATTGTTTGCGGAAAGTATTTCGCTTGCTTCAAAAGCGTCGGGTGCCCCGTTCAGGGAGTAGCCCTCGAATACGTGCCTCCTGGCGAGCATGGTGACGACTTTCTGAGGCCATCCCAACGCGGCTTTGGTGCGCGTCATTTGCGGCGGAATACTGATACCGAGGTCCTGGAAAGCGCGGTGGCCGTCATAGTAGACGGAGAGCAGCTTGTTTTTGGCGGAGTGCTGCTGCCATTTCTGCCACAGTCGCAGAAATGTTGCATGGTCGTCGTCGGGGAGCCCAGAAATGCGGGTCGGTGCCGACGTGGCGTTGACGAGTCGCCCGTCGTCAGGATAAATTTCAGTCATAGGAACAGTACTCCGCCGCCACGATCATTTCTACTATTGGCGTTTTCGATTTTATCATAAGGCTTGTAACGGGGTCGTCTTTTTGTTGTGCGTGCGGCCCACATTGCGAGCGTGCAGGCTTCTAGGCCGGCTACGGTTGCCCCGGGAGGGGCTTGTAGTGCCCAGCCGCCCGAGGTGCCGATTGGGCGCGGTGTCGCCGAGGCGGCTTCAGTGCGCAGCTGCATGTCGTCGAGGTGTGTGATCGTGTTTTCGCGTAGTGAGGCGTCTAGCATGCTGTAAGCGTCTATGATTTGCGTGAGCGTGGGTGTGATGATGACTTGCGGGCGTACTCCGATTGCTCTCAGTCTTTCGATTGTGTCGCCGGCACCGTATTTTCCATCTACGATGATTTGCGCCCACCTGTCTTTTGTGTCCGCGATGTAGTCGATTATCCATTGTGTGCCTTCGTTCATGCGGCGTACGCCTTGGTGGGTGCACAGTTCGACGTGTGTGGGCGTGTTTTGCTTGTGTCCTGCTCTGGCTAGGGCGCAGGTTGATCCGTCGGGTGCGAACCTTATGGCGGCGCACCATCGCATGCCGCTGGGAGTGTTTTCTGGCCGTATTGTGGCGGTGTTCCAGGCGACTGGGTCTATTGCGAGCCTGTCGTTGGCGTGGTCCCAGATTCCGAGGCCTTCACGTCGGAATGATTCTTCTCCGAGTTGCCGGCGCATTCTTAGAATGGCGGACTCGGGTGTGCGGCGCGGGTATGACGGGTTTGCTTTTTCCCATTGTTTCCGGTCGTCGCTGTTAGCATCATAGTCGGCGGCCAGCTCAAGGTAGAGGCCGTCTTTTATTTCACCCTGCAAAGCGAGATTGCGGAATTCGCTGAACGCTTCGGATGGATCTTTTGGTTTTGGTGGTGTCCCGATTTTGATGATGAGCGGGTCGGGTGCCGTGTTTGTGGCGGGGATCATGTCGTCTAGTGCGGCGGCGCCCAGGATCTGGGCTTCGTCGAAAAGAATCATGTCTACGCCGTGGAATCCGCGTCCGAATCCTCCTTCGCGGGCGCCGAAGAGAATGCGGGATCCGTTATTGAAGAGGATGGCTTGCTGTCCGTTTGCTTGCCGTATTTTGTTAACGTATGGGGCGATGTCGGGTATTTGGGCCATTCCTTTCATGTCGTTGAATGTTTCGTCTGCGGTGCGCGTGCGGTGTGCGGTCCAGAGGACGAAGTAGTTTGGGTAGAGGGTGGCGAGTGCGAATGTGAGGCCGCCGATTGTGTATGTTTTGCCGACCTGACGAGGGATGCTAGCTTGGATTCCGTCAATGCTGGCGGCGTAGTGGCCGTCTTTTCTTTTTGCGAGGATTGCTTTGAGCCAGTCTTGCTGCCATACGTCTAGGGGGTATTGCATTTCTGCGAGTCTGTGTTGGACTGGCGGCCAGGCTGTGTGTGTGATGTTTTCTGGGAGGATTAGGTGGGCGGCGATTTCGCTTAGGTGTTTTTCGCTCATTGTTTAGATGCCGTCCCAGGTTTGTGTTTCGTTTGGAATGTCGG